GGCCAACCCGAATCTCGGCCAGGGAAAGGAAGAGGAATACCTCGAGGGCCAAGTCAAAGAGGCCGAGCAGATGGCATCCCGCGAGAATGCGGTCAAAAACAAACAATTCAATATTTGGACCAAGGCGGAAACCAAGTGGCTCGATGTCGAGCGGTGGAGCAAGCTTTCTGTCGACTTCTTTGATGACGGTGAACTCCATGGACAACGTTGTTTCCTTGGGGTTGACCTTTCGGCTACGCGAGATCTGACAGCCACGGTTTACATGTTCCCGTCGACCCGGGAGCGACGAACGCTTTTCCTGTATCCCCGTTTCTTCATTCCAGAGGAAACTTTAGAGATCCGAGCGCGAAAGGAAAAAATCCCATATCCAGATTGGCATCGCGAAGGATTCATCCAGGCGACTCCTGGGAATGTGGTGGATTACGACTTCATCCGCGAGGACATCAATAGCCACAAAGAGCTTTTCAATATTCAAGAGATTGGCATTGATCCCTGGAACATGGCGGCGATCGCGCCCAAGCTGATCGAAGACGGCTTTGAAGTGGTCCAGGTTCGCCAGGGATATTCGTCCCTTTCATCGCCATGCAAGGAGTTTGAAAAGCTGATTCTTCAGGAGCGGATTCACCACGATGGGAATCCTGTCATGAATTGGTGCGTGGAGAATGTGACGGTCGACCGTGATCCCGCGGACAACATCAAACCGAAGAAGGATACAAACCAGTTTTTCCGGATCGACGGGGTTTCAGCGGCGGTGACCGGTCTGGCAAGGCTCCTGGAAGAGGAAGGGCAAAGGGAATCGGTTTATGAACATCGAGGTCTTCGAGTCATCCGTTGACGTGGCATCTCAGGAACTCCATCAGCTCGCTGCCGTCAACCAACATTTTCCCCGGAAGGTGAACGGCCTGAATTTTCCCGTTCTCGACGTGCTTGCGTATATTCCGCGTTCCACAACCCGCGAAATCGGCTACTTCTTTCACTGTATAAAAGGTTTGTGAATCGATTTGCTTGCTGTTTATGCGCCGGATCATGAGTTGACTTTCCTTTAGTTTCGATGAGTCTCCTTGAGTTTAGCTTACTTTACTTGATCCTACGTGAGTTTCGTTGACTTTACTTGAGTTTTGATGTGTTTTCGGAACCCTACTTTTTGACATAAAATACAGAAATGTAGAACTTGGGACAAGTGAAGAAACTTGTCCAAGCCTCCAAAGCCGCCGTAAAGGCAGCAAGGGCGGTGTTCGTCAATCAGGGAACCCTGAAGAATCCCGGCACAGAATGGGATTACCTGACGAATACCCTCCTGGGACAAGTTGCGGCCGCGTCCGGAATCAAGGTCACCGCCAAGAACGCCATGGGAGTCTCCACGGTGTTCGCCTGCGTGAATGTCATCAGCCGCGCCATGGCAAGCACTCCGGTAAAACTCTACCGGAAGGGTTCCGACGGATCGAAACGTGAAGTCGAAGACGACATTCGCGCGGACATGCTCAAGTCCGAACCCAATCCCGAGATCACCGGGTTCGATTTCCTCATGGCCATGCAGGCCAATCTCTCCCTCCGGAACAATGCGTTCGCTCAGATTCGGCGCGATAGTCTGGATCGTCCGGTTGAGCTGATCCCGATCGAGAACACCGAAATTGATGACATTCGGCGAGACCAGGTCACCAAGAAGATTCGCTACTACGTCCGCGGAGAACCCTATTCCCAAAAGAATATCCTCCACCTCAAAGGACTCTCTTTCAGCGGATACTATGGTTGCGACTTGGTCAACACCGCTCGTGAGGCGATCGGCCTTGCCATCGCACTCGAGACTTCCGCATCCGCCTTCTTCCGGAACGGTCAACGCCCTGGATTGGTGGCATCACATCCCTCCCAGCTGGGGGATCAGGCTTACAATCGCCTGACGAAGGCACTGCAGGAAGAGCACGAAGGCCCTGAAAAGAATTGGAAGTTCCTCCTTCTCGAGGAAGGGCTGCAATTGGTCAACAACCGCCAGAGTAATCAGGAAAGCCAGTTTTCCGAGTCTCGGAAGGATCAGGCATTGGACATCGCGCGATTCTTCGGGGTTCCTCCGCACAAAGTCGGCATCGAATCCAATCTGCCCCGCGCCAACGTTGAAGAGCAGAACATTGAATTCGTCACCGACACCTTGGCGGCTCACTGCGTCCTTTGGGAACAGCAGCTCAATCGCTGGCTGCTCACCAAACAAGAGCGGATGATGGGCTATTACTTCAAATTCAACCTTAATTCCCAGCTTCGCGGGGCCCTTGGAGCCCGGTTTGAGGCCTATTCCAAGGCTCGCCAGTGGGGTTGGATGTCCGTCAACGACATCCGTCGGCTCGAAGACATGAATCCAATTGAGAACGGGGACATCTATCTCGAACCTCAAAACATGATCGAGGCCGGGAAACAGGCCCTCAAACAGGCTTTAGAGTCATGAAAAACAAGCTTTTGAACCAAATTCAGGCAGCTTCGCATCGCAATCGGTGCCAACAATTCTTCAAGGACCTGAAGAACGAATTGGAAGGAGACGAATGGTCCGGACTGCGCGTGGATGCGGAAACTGGCGACCTCTACATGTACGACATTATCGGTTGGCCATGGGTGACGGCTCTCGATGTTCTGGATCTGATCGGAAAGGTCAAGGGCGACACGATCACCCTTCATGTCAACTCACCTGGGGGTGACGTGTTCGAAGGGTTTGCCATTTTCAACGCTCTGCGCAACTCCGGCAAGAAGGTCAAGACAGTCGTCGACGGGTTGGCGGCTTCAGCCGCTTCCTACATCGCGATGGCGGGGGGAGAGATCATCATGGCAGAGAATGCCCTGATGATGATTCACGATCCATGGACGTTCTCCATCGGCAACGCCGCAGACCTGCGCAAGGATGCGGAGATCCTCGATAAAATCAAGGAGGGGATCATCAACACATACGCCACCCGATCCCAAATCGACAAGGAAGAAGTCGCCAACATGATGGCCGATGAGACTTGGATGACGGCGGGCGAAGCCGTTGACCAAGGATTTGCGGATGCGGTCGGTGACAAGTCCGATGGTGATCCGGCCAATCGATACGATCTCTCCGTTTTTGCCAAGGCTCCTGGCGCCAAAGAAAACCCCAAGGACGCGGAATCCAAAACTATTTACTCGGCCGACCATTTCCGGCGGCAAATCGCACTGAACAACCTCAAATCCATAAAGCAAACACGATGAACCGACTCGAAAAACTACGAAACGATCGGAAAGCCGCCTCGGCCAAATACAACAAGATTGTTGACGAAAATCCGGATGGTATTTCCGAAGAATTGAAGAAGCAACTGGACGCCATCCAGAAGGAAATCGACGCGCTTGACGCTGAAATCGAAATCCACCTTCAGAACAAGAAGAATCAGGAAGGCCAGCAAAAGTTGGATGAATCCTTGCGTCAGCCCGTGGGCAATCGCCACATTCCCGGACCGCCCGCGAACAACGGCCTTTCCGATGGCGAAGAGCGCGATCTGAAGGATTATCGGGTCATGAATGTGCTCATGGCCGCGATGGGGCGCGGCGACGTGAATGGGCTCGAGCGCGAAATGCATCAGGAAGCCTTGATCCAAGCCAAGGCCGATCAAGTCGACTATGGCGCGGGATCGCTCGTGATCCCCAATGTGGTCTTGCAGCATGGCTCGCGGTATTTCCGCAATGACATGACCACGTCCGATGGGGCCGGCGGCGAGCGCATCGCGACCGAACTGCGCCCCATCATCGACGTGTTGCTTGATTCGCTCAACCTTCGGGCCCTTGGAGCCAACGTGCTGACCGGGTTGCGCGGCGATGTCGATTTCCCGGTGATGACCGCCGGCAGCGAGCCGACGGAAAAATCCGAAACTGGCGCGGCCGACGAAATCACCCCGACCACCAGCAAAAAGAGCATTTCCCCGAAACGCTTGCCCGGTTACATCGAAGTGACGGAGAAATTGCTGCGTCAGGACGCCTATTCCATCGAGGCGTGGATTCGTAACCACCTCGGCGAACTGGTCGCCCTGCGCATGGAGCGCATGGCCATCAATGGTTCCGGTTCCAGCGAACAGCCTACGGGTGTCTTGAATGCGTCCGGCCTCACGCTGGTCTCTCACGGCACCGACGGCGGCGCGCCGGCCCGGACCACGGTGACCCGACTGCCTGGCAACGTCGATGTTGCCAACGCCCTGATGGGATCGCTTGGTTACTTCACCAACGGCAAGGTCGAAACCACCCTGAAGGAAACCAAAGTGGACGCCGGTTCCGGTCAATTCGTCTGGCCTGAAGGATCTTCCACGCTGAACGGCTACCGGACGGCGACTTCCAACGTGGTGCCTTCCAACTTGACCAAGGGCGCCGGAACGAGCCTCTCGGCCATGATCTTTGGCAACTGGCGCGATCTCATCATCGGTCAGTGGGGAGGCATCGAAATCGTGCCAAACCCATACCTCAAGATGGATCAGGGCATCACTCAGGTCCACATCGCTGCGTTTTACGACGTATTGGTGTCCCGCGTCGCATCGTTCGCCGCCGCGAAGGACCTTGTCACGGTTATCTAACCGAACTCACCAAATTAAGACAAATTTTACACATTATGAGCAAACAAGCAGAACAAGTTGCGTATCTCACGCGGGATTGTGTGATCAAACCCGGCAAGCACGGATTCAAAGGCGATAAGATCGAAAGGGACATCGTCGGAGGGCAAGTTTGGGAAGATCTCGCCCTTGCGGGCGCGCTGTCCAAAAATCCGCCTGAAACCAAGTCCCAGTCCAAAAAGGAAACCAAGTCGAAGTGAACATTCGCTGGGTCAATCTTGAACGCACTTCAGCGACCGGGGCGGAACCTGTGACCGCCTCGGAGCTGAAGACGTTCTTGCGCGTGACTCATACGGACCATGACTCGCTGATTGCTGCCCTTGGCGCCGCGGCAAGGGAGCTAATCGAGGAATGGACACGCCGAAGCCTGATCACGCAGACCTGGAAGGTTTCCTTGAAAAACGACCTGACGGCGGGGGAGATTTATCGGCTCCCTCGCCCAAAGGTCATCTCAATCACCTCGGTCGATTATGTCGACATCGATGGAGTTCTCCAAACCGGATACGCGACGAGCAACTATCATGTGGTCGCCGGCGAGGACGGCGGGATCTGGTTTGAAGATATTCCAGACACGGATACCGTTCCGGAGCCGATCCGAATCACATACACCGCCGGATATGGATCCAACGCCTCGGACGTTCCGGAGGCATTAAAATCCGCGATCAAGATCTTGGTGAACGAATGGTATGCCAATCGATCACCTGAAGGCCAAATCCCTGACTGGATCAAGGCCATCATTCAAACTTTCAAAGTCCCAATGGCATGAAAAATTTCATCTTCATTTTAATCATCCCGACTTTGATCGGTTGCTCCACCGTTGACGGATGGATCACGGACAAGACGCCCGACAACCCCGAGCTTGCAGAGCAGCACAAGAACGCTGAACCGGTCAATGACGGAACCGGTGACGTTTTGATCCCCAATCCAGTCAACCCGAATGAAATGATTCGGACCAACCTTCCGCCTGTGGTTTACAAGCACGAATTGAAACCGGAAGCGGCCGAGATTGTCCGGACTGGATCAAGCCTGTTGCCGTTCCCTGGGGCGCGCCTTGTGGGCGAGGGCATCGTTGGGCTTGGCCTGCTTTACACAAGCATTCGAAACCGCAAATGGAAGAAGGCGGCGATCTCTGGCGTTAGGGCTGCGGATCAGTTTAGACGCGCTCTGAAGAAAACGCCAAACGGTAAGAATTCGGATGACGAAATCAAGTCCGACCTCAAGTCGCAGCAAAGGGCTGACGGCACTTGGGACATGATTAACACCATCATCAACAACTTTTTGAAATGAACCCCGGCGACCTGGACACCAAAATCGTGATTCAGACTCCTTCGCGCACACCAAATGCCATGGGTGCGCAGGATGAATCATGGTCCACGGTCGCCACCGAATGGGCGGCAAAGAAGCACCTGCGCGGCCAAGAATACGAGCAAGCCCAGCAAATCGCATCGGAGACCGAAACAAAATTCACCATTTGGTTCAACTCCAATACGAGCGGGATTGCGCCCAAGGACAAGGTCGTCGAGGGCTCCACTGAATACGACATCCTAGCCGTTCTACCCATCCCGGGAGGACGACCGGAGAAGATCGAACTTTTGACCAAAAGAAGGAGCTCCGATGCCTAAGATCGAGACGACATTCAAGGGATTTGGCCAGGTCGCGAACAATCTCAACGCCATTGCCGGCAAGATTGAGCGCGGCGGCATGAGGATCGCTTTAACGAAGGCTTCCAAGCCCATGCTCAAAGCTGCCAAACAGGAAGCCCGAAAGGATGAGCGGACCGGCACGCTTCGGAAATCGCTTCGGAGAAAGGTGAAGACCAACCGGAACGGAAGCGTCGCGGTATTTATTGGGCCCGATCGCCGAGTGACTGCCGAAGTGGATGGCAAAACTCACATTCCCGCCAATATTGCCCACTTGAAGGAATTTGGGTTTACCCACACAAGCGGTAAAGCGGTCTCCGGATCGCACTTCCTTGAAACCGCCTTCGAGGCGACCAAGGACGAAGCGATCACCATCTACGCCAAGGAAATCAAGGGAGCCGTTCAGACTTCGGCGAACCGGCTCAAAAAGAAAGGAGTCATCTGATGCCTTCGAGCCTGACCAATGCCGTCAAAGACATTCGAACGCTCGTCGTTAACGCGGTGACAAGCGAAGGCAATGTCGGAAGCAAAGTTTTCCTTCACGGCGAGGTAAAGGACGATCCGGTCTTTCCTTATATCGTGCTCGATAACGAGGGGGACGACGATCGCGAGTATCGAACCCACGACGGCAATCAGAATGCGGAGGATCTTGAGTTCTCCATCCACATCCACACTCGAGGGCGAGTTCAGGGCATTGCGCTTCGTGATCTGGTCATCACGGCGCTCTCAGGGTATTCGGGAGTCACCGGAGACACGACTTTTGGTCACATAGCCCGCAGTGGCGGAACCCACTTTTACAATGAACAACTGAAATCCAACGAAGAGATCATCGATTTCACAGCACTATTAACGAACAACTGAGGAACCTATCATGCCAGAAAAAATCGCAACATTTGGAGCTAAGCTCTACAAAACCACCATTGCCGCTGCCAACGAGATCGCCAGCGTCATTTCCGTGGGGGGAATCGACATCAGTCGAGCGGTGATCGACAGCTCAACGCACGATGACACCGTCAAAACCAAGCTTGCCGGGATCTGGGATTCTGGAGACCTGACAGTTCGAATCGCCTTTGATCCGCAGGACACTAATCACATTATGCTTTACGTGACGGACACCGCCGCCAGCACGCCAAACACCGCGATCCCGACTTGGATTGTGACGGTGAAATCCAAAGCGGATGGCACCAAGAAGATGTCATTCCTCTTCACCGGATTCATCAAAAACTTCAAAATTGATGAATTTCCTACCGAAGGAATGATGACCGCCGAACTTGTCTTCGAGATCTCTGGGGTAATTACAATCGCCCCCGATAACACCAATGACCCCGACGCTTAATCCATGAATGACCCAATCAACATGCTCTTCACCTTTGGGGCGCTCAAGGAAATCAAGAATGTCCTCGGCATCGATCTCATGGGTGAAGACGGGGAGGCGAAGGAGGCGGAAATCAAGCCGCAAAACCTGCAGCGGATCGCGCAAGCCGGGATTCGCTGGGCGGCTCCTGGGATCGATGACGAAAAGGCCAAGGAGCTCTCGCAATACGTGACGATTCCGCAGGTCGTCAAGGCTTTGAAGGAGTCGGCCGCATCACCTGACGCGGATGAGTGAGAGACTTCATCGTCTTACAAGCGCGGGCGGCGCGAGAGTTTGGAGTCCCTTGGGAGGCCTTCGACACTCTCACGCCGGCCGAATTGGAAGTCATCGCCCAGGACTACAGAAAGTCTTGGATAGCTGAGCAAAAGCTCAACGATGCACGAACAGCCCTGATAGCCGCCGCAGTCTATCGGTGCCATGGAGGCAAATTGAAGGAATCAGACCTCATGCCCGAATATGGAACCAGAACAGAAGCGACCATTGAACCGGACGATGTCATACGAGCCAAGCTGCTCATGTGGGCGTCCATCATAAATTCGTAGTATGGCAGTCAACATCGGCACAGTTTTCATGGACCTTCGGGCCGCGTCGACGAACCTGAAAAAGGACATCGACAAGGCCATGGGGAGGACCGGTAAGCAGCTCAAGCAGGCTGGGAAGGATATTTCCCGACTCATGACGGCTTCACTTGCTGTCGCCTCGGCCTCAATCGTTGCCGCCACCCAGAAAGGACTCACTGCAGTTGATAACCTGGCCAAGACATCCGATCGGCTCGGGATTGCCACAGAAAGTTTGCAGGCCTTTCGTCATGCCGCCGATCTGAGTGGATCCTCGGCTGAAGTGTTGGATATGGGGCTCCAGCGGATGACGCGCCGCATAGCGGAGGCGGCACAAGGGACAGGGGAGGCACGCAATGCGATCCGCGAGCTTGGTCTGGAAGCGAGTCGACTGAACACACTGGGAACCGAAGAGCAGTTTCTGGCCATCGCGGATGCAATGAAGGAAGTGGAGAACGCCTCCGATCGCGTCCGGTTGACTCAAAAGCTGTTCGATTCAGAGGGGGTGCGTTTGCTCAATACCCTTGAAATGGGGCGTGAAGGACTGGAAGCGTCCCGAAAAGAACTCGATCAACTGGGCGTGTCCATCTCCCGCATCGATGCGATCAAAGTGGAGCGGGCAAACGATGCGATGACCAAGCTTGGTCAGGCATTCAAGGGGATCTCCAATCGGTTGGCTGTAGAATTGGCCCCGCTGATTGAACTCGCCTCAAATCGGCTCCTGGATATGGCCAAGTCCGGAGATTTGGTGGGTGAAGCTGTCAAGAGTTCAATGAATTTCA